ATTACATTTGTTTCATAAGTTACAAACTCATGATTTGGATAAAAATTGCCTGAACCGTGAACAATTTGGATGGTGTATGTAGTAGTCATTTGATGCTCCTTTTTCTATCTCACTCGTTATTGAGTAACACCAGTTTAGTTAAGATAACTTAACAATGCAACATTTATTTATTAGGTGTTTTCCCCTAGTGTTGTTTTTTAGTCATAGGTTGCCCAAAGGTGATAAGCCTTCATCCATTCAAGAAGTTGATCTTGAACTAATGCTTCCTAAGATAATGTTCAATCGTTATAGGTCTTGTCTCACCATTGTTCCTATAACTTGTGTAGTACCCATTTAAGTCTACGGGGCTTGCTGTCAGGTGTAAACCAGCCCATGTTCTATTCCACGCCACCCAGTTAGGTGCTTAATATCGTTTGGAGTACGAAGCAGAAATAGAAAAACCCCTTTGGGTTGCTCTAAGGTGAAGTTGCTTACAAAATGGGTCGGTAGTCATTTGGTAAACACTCAGAACAACCCAAAAGGGTCTTGGTCACCAACCTAGTTATCCGCAGACTTCACTCCGCTTACTGGTAGTGTACTACAAATTAATCCAACTCAGGCCAAATAAGTTTGTAAGTATGGGGAAACAGCGATTTACGGGTAATTAAGCCATGCGATTCTTTCTCCAATGTCGCAGCCAAAAAGATCAACTTATCGTGCGGTATTTCCCCGTTCTGCCACATAGATACGGCTGGTACAGATACTCCGACCAGCTTAGATATACGGGTTGGGCCACCTAAAAGTTTAATTATTGCAGTTGCGTTCATGTAAGGTATCTTAACTTATTTACAACACTTTTGCAAATAAACGCTTGACTATGGGTTTAAGTTAGCTTAATATGGTCTTACCCTACTTAGGGTGATAACTGCCCTAGTTAGGGTGAAATAGAAAGGTAAATATGAGTGATTATGACCAGCAGTTAGCAGACCAAGTTCAAATGGAATTTGAGTTAGATGAAGCATTTAAAGACTTGGAAGATGGTGTATTTCTTACCGAGCGTCAAATAAGCCTGTTGCGCCATTGCTGCGGCTTTCCTGTAAAACACAAACCAAACCAAGTTATCAAAGCCGTATTCGATGACTTCGGTACAACCTTTGGAGTAAATAAATGATTATTACTGATACGCAAAAAGATTTTAAGATTGCCCCTGCTGGCTTACATATGGCACGGCTATATAGCATTATTGATTTAGGCCACCAAGCTACCGAATGGGCTGGCGAAACCAAGATAATGCACAAGGTTGTGTTTACTTGGGAACTGCACGGTGACGATGACGCAGGACTTCCATTAAAAACAGACGATGGAAAGCCCTTAATCGTGTCCAAGCGATATACCGTTAGTTTAGGCGATCAAGCCCGTTTACGGCAAGATTTAGAAAGCTGGTCAAACAAAAAGATGACTGCGGAAGATCGCAAGAACTTTGACCTTAAAGGCTTACTAGGTAAGTTCTGCATGGTCAATATTACGCATAGTGAAGATGGAAAATACGCCAACATTAGCGGTATTAGCCCTGTTCCTAGCGCCTTGCGTAACGCCCAGCCTGACGGCATTAACCCAACTAATCACTTTTGGCTGGCTGAATTTGACCAATCTAAGTACGATGCGCTGCCTAAGTATTACAAAGAAAAGATTACCGAATCTTCTGAATGGCGTGGCAATAAGCAGCGTTTAGCTGATGCGCCAAAGATTGTTGACGATGATTTATCTGATATTCCTTTTTAATTTAAAATGGGTATAATGGCGTAAAGGAGTAAGCCATGAAAACTTGTTTTAAATGCAATACCGTTCAGCCATTAACTGAATTTTATAAACATCATGCGATGGCTGACGGGTTTTTAAATAAATGTAAAAGTTGCAGTAAAAAAGATGCATCCCAGCATCGCAACAACAACATTGAAAAGGTGCGAGAGTATGACCGAATCCGTGCAAGTACCCCTAACAGAAGAAAGGCGGCAACTGCAATTAGTAAGGCTTGGCGGCAAGAAGATAAAAGACGGATGCAATGCCACAATGCCGTTGCTAGAGCAATTAGATCAGGCGAACTTGTCCGTCAAAATTGTGAAAGATGCGGAAACGAGAACAGTCTTGCACACCATGAAGATTACGACAAACCCCTTATGGTCAATTGGCTATGTCAGCCTTGCCATAAACAACGACACAAGGAAATAAATAAATCATGAAAAAATTATTTGTAGGTATTTGCTTTTCTTTGACAGCTACTTTGGTATATGCAAACTGCACTACGCATACCCTTATGCAAGGCGGTCGTTTTGTAACTTGTACAACTTGCTGCTATGGCGGCAATTGCAACACTACCTGCTATTAAGGCGCACATGATAGTTAAAGAAAAGGTGACAGAAAATGGTCATTGGTACACAAAAGACGGCACTCCAGCCTATACAACCATCGGCAAAACTGGTGAACGGGCAACCACGCTTCGTGACGCACGGAAACTCGGACTTCTGCCAAGTGTTACAACAATTAACGGAATGTTATCAAAAGCAGGGCTTGATACATGGAAACAGCAACAAGTCCTCTTAGCAGCCTTGACCTTGCCTAGACAGCCTAACGAACCTGAAGCTGACTGGTTGGCTAGGGTAATGCAGGATTCCAAGGCTACAGGCCGTGAAGCTGCGGAACGGGGTACGGCTATCCATGCCATTATTGAATCGTACTTTGACCAAGTGTATATGCCTGAGAAACCAGCGTACTTAGATGCGATTGACAGTACGCTTAAAAGTGCGTTTGGAGAGCAACTGTGGCTGCCTGAGAAGTCGTTTGGGCATCCGCTAGGGTTTGGTGGCAAGTGCGATTTAATGGCTAAACCAGTAAACGGTAAAGGCGATGGCTTTATTGTTGATTTCAAGACCAAAGATACCGACTTAGACAAGGTGGATGTGTACTTTGAACATGAGATGCAACTAGCAGCCTACCGTGAGGGCTTAGGCGTTCCAGTAGCACGGTGCGCCATTGTCTTTGTAAACGGTACGACCAATCAGGTAAAACTAATAGAAGTAGAGCAGGATCGGCTTCAAAAAGGCTGGGAGTGCTTTGAACACCTGTTACGGGTCTATCAGATTAAGAACGAAATATAATGCGGTATGGGCGGCACGGTTAGACAAAATCTATACTCCTTCACGGGACTGCCGACCCACCACATTAGGGCGTTAAGCCGCCACAGTAGGATGCAGTAATTGGGTAGTTTTGCGGCTTTCTTGCCCATTGATAACAACTGCCAAATACTGCCCTGTTGTTTTTTTGCACATATTAGGGTAAGTCCCTATAAAATAGTCTTGACAGGGTTAAGATAACTTAACTAAACTAGCTGTACTCCATTGGGGAGTGATATAGAAAGGGAATAGATTATGAGTTATGTTTTATCACTTTATGTAGGCGATACTTACTTAGATGTACATGGCGGCATTGATAAAGACGAACCCGATGTAGGTTATGTGGGCGGTGTCGATATAGACGATGTTTTCATAGCCAATACAGAAATCAGCGTATTAGAGATGATTCACAGCCTTGGCTGGGATAAATTCAACGACAGCGTTCAAGCTGCTTACCAACAAAAGGATCACGCATGAAAAAGCTATTGTTATTAACCCCATTGTTTTTTGCCGCTTGCACATCGTTTACACCGCCTAATGTTGGCCTAGAAACCGATAAACAAGCTCACCACATGACCCGTAGCCAAGTTATCCTTGGTATTAACGAGTGCGAATCTGCTGGTACACGCCCAGTTGTAATTACGGCAAAACGCAAGATTAACGGTGTTACTTCCGATGTACCTGTAGAAGTGACTTGTCATCCACGCTTTAAGATTTACAGCTACTAATGAATACACCATACAACACAGGTAAAGTCGAGATCGGCAAGTATTACCAAAAGCCGTTAAGAACGGAGCAGGATGCCGATATGATTGAATTACAGGGTTATTTGTTGGGCAAAAGCAAGACTGCCCGTATGGATCGAATGGCTAAACGGTTGTACTTTGGCATGGTTATTGGGTGCATTGTGGTTATGATGTTTTTATGAAGTACAAAGCATTTAATCAAGAACTCCATGATGCGTGTGATCCACCAGCCCGTAATGCCGTTGCTGGCTGGCTTAAAACGGTTCACCATGTCGATGCCTTACCGAACCCTGATAAGTACGCTGTAGACCTTGTTTTTAGCAAGAATGGGCAGCATATTGGGTTTGGTGAGGTAGAAGTACGGGATTGGGGCATGGATTTTTGCCCTTATGGAACGATCCATATTGCCCAGCGCAAGGAAAAGCTATTCACCAACCCCCGTACTACGATGTATGTTGTAACTCGTAGCTATACACACGCTTATTGGATTAG